CTCAGCGCCCAGCTCGAAGTAGCAGCTCTTGAACGGCATGTTGCGAGCGTCTTTCTTGTCGTAGTCACGATCAGCCATCAAGCGCGGCTCGATCATGTGCACGACTTCCACCAGCTCGTCGTAGTTGCTCTGGTCCCACAGCTTGCGGGTTGCCTTGCTGACGCCGGTCCAGTCCATCTTCTGCGTGCCGGGGTCATACACGAACTTCTGCACGATCTGCCCCACAGTCATCGTGAAGTGGCGGCCCAGCGTGTCTACCTCGCCCTGATCGTTCTCCGCGATGACGTACTCACCGACCGTCAGCGGGCGAAAGCGGATGACTTGGTCGAAGGATGGCTGGCGATACAGCGGTGCCGTGCCAAATGCGCCCAGCTCGGTGTAGACCGTGTAGATCGAGTTGTAGAAATTAGAGCGGTTCAGGATGGTTCGCTCGACCATCTCGACCTGCGACAGCCAGCGGCGAACATCCCCGTCATCCATCAGCTCGTCGCGCACCTTGCGCCGGTGCCACGGCCGTGCAGGCGAGGTCATGCCGGACATCATGCCAGCAGCCATTGTGCGCAGAGCCTGCGTCCCGGTACTGTCGATGATCTTTGTAGTGCGTTTACGGCCCCGGCTGTTCTGGCCTTCGATCAGATAGCGGCCGCGCCGTGGTGCCAAGTAGTCGGTGATCTCCATCCAGTGTGAACGGAAGGACGAGCGGTCGTTCTCCAGCTTCACATAGCGGCGATACAGGGCAGACTTCTTACCCTTGAGGGGCACAGTCGTGTGGAGATTGTCAACGCTTGGCAGTGGCATATCAAGCCCTCATCGATGGGTACATGCGGTCGGCGGCAGCGCCTTGCTCGTCGTCCTCCATGAACTCCATTTCGATCACTTCGAGTGTAGCGCGTGCGCCGTCTTGTCCCTGAGACACCGACGCGACGCGCACTTTGCAATGGATCTCGCGGGTGTCGCCCACTTCACCAACGTCGCCCAGAGCGGCAAGCTGCTCCTCTTCGAGGTACAGCTTCGGCAGGTACTCGTCTTCACCAGCAAACGGGTCGCTCATAAGCGACCCGCCTGCGTCCTTCGATCCCATATGCACAGCCATATCAGTTAGCCAGCAAGGTCTGGGTTTTGCGCTTCTGGCTCGCCGCGCCCGTCTGACCCGGACCAATACCCTGCCGGTCCTCTGCCCGCTGGCTAGCGCCGCGAGCTGCGGTCGCGTCTGCCTTACCCGATGCGCGCCGAGACTGTGCGCCCCCCATCGGTCGGCTGGCCTTCTTCCCAGCCTGCTGCTGCTTAGCCTGAGCCTGCTCTACAGCCATCGCGCCGTACTCTCGGAGTATCCCCATCAACCGCCTCCCAGCAGGGTGCGTCTGGTCGTCGACGCCTCAGTCAACACACCTTGAGAACCAGTAACTCTTGTACCGCCGATACCAGCCATCTGCTTGGCGCGGCGGTTTTCATCGCGGCGGGCCTGCTTGACTGCCTCGTCAACTTTCTTCGGCGGCTCGGGCGGCGGTGGAGGCGGGGGTGGCGGGCTAACCTTGGGCGCGGACATAAATCCCATGACGTGTATCCTACAATTTGCGCAAATTGAGACTTGACAATACTACAATTTCAGGTCTGCGTCTAGCTAAACGGATCGTACTCCGCAGACGTTGCAGCAGTGGCTGTTTGGTAGCCAATCCGCGAGGGGTACACAGGCAGGACGTAGGTCAGCGCCAAGGCGTCCGCAAGATCCGGCGAGGGCAGGCCGCGCTTCTTGGCGTCCTCCTTACTCTCCAGCTTCAGCTCGTTCCGCAAGGTGTAGCCGTACTCCAGCCCGGTCAGGTCGCTCACGATGTCGGGATCGTCCGGCAGGCGGATGCCGTCCTTGATGGCGTCGCGCAGGTTGCCCCACATCTGCGCCCGGAGGTTGGCGTACCCCGGCTGCGTTGCCTTGCTGCCGAAGTTGATCTCGATGACATCCAGCCCGAGCTGCCTGCAGCGGTCCACGACACCGCCGCCCACGCCGCCACCGTCGATGAATATGGCGTCTGGCTGCTTGTCGCGTGCGACCTCGGCTATCTTGGCGGCGAACTGCATGGTGTCCAGCCTCCGGAAGCGGTGGACGCCTTGGCTCTCCGCATCTCGGCCCTGCCGCAGGTAGATCACGCTCTGGTCGCTGCCAAACCGGGCCACATCGACCCCCATGACCAGCGGATCGTGCGGCTGCACCGCAGCCTCCAGCCCAATGCACCGGCGCACGTCCTCCGTCGGGATGAGCTGCAGCTCGCCAGCCGATGGGAACTGGCCCAGCACGCGAACCTTTACGAAGTCGCTGTCGACGCCGTAGTCATCGATCCACCCCTCAAACAGGCGCTTGTTCGTGATCTTCACGTCCCTGCTATCGATGTGGCGTCGGTTGTAGCGGTGCCGGAACCTGCCCTGCATGTTCTCGAAGAACCGGCCCGTGTTCCGCGTCGGGTTGCCGAAGTCAAAGGTCATCGGCTCGCCGTCGGTCAGGCCGCCTTCGCGGACCTCGAAGATCTTGTCCGGCACGGCCGACGCCTCGTCGAAGATGTAGAACGGCGTAGCCTGCGCCGCGTGCAGCCCAGCAAACGCCTCGCTGTTCTCTTCGCGGCAGGTCTGAGCATCGACGCGCCACGTCTCGCGGTGATCGAGGTGGTACAGGTTCATCGACCCGCCGCCGCTGTTCAGGTGATACCAGTGCTTCGTGATACCCATGTGGTGCCACTTCGCCAGCTCGGCCCACGTCTTCGTTCGTAGCTGCTCAGCGGTGTTGGCCGTGACGATGCCTTTGCTGAAGGGCCGGGTGTCCATGATCCAGCGTATCAGCCACGCGGTCAGGGCAGACTTGCCGATGCCGTGCCCGCTGGCCGTCGAGAATTGTATCGGGTCGACAGCACTTTTGCCGTCGAAGCCGCGCTTGCTCACCTCATCACCTAGATCGGTAAGGAAGTCGCGCGCCCAGTCGTCTGGCCCATCGAAGCCGTCGAGCGTGCCGGTGCCCCACGGGTAGCTGAACAGGACGTGGCCCAGCGGGTCCGCGTAGAACTGCGAGATGTCTGCGGCTAGGTCAACGTCAAAGGACATTGAAGATCCGCCTCAGCACGAACGACCGGGCAAAGGACAGCCCGAAGTAGCAGGCCGTGATGCCCGTCGCATCCAGCGGGCTAGGCTGCAGGCCGAATAGTGGCAGTGCCCAATAGGTGAAGGCCCAAGACACCAGCAGCCCCACGACTGCGTTGGTCATGGCCTCGATGCCCGACATGCGTCTGGATTGTCGCCGGATCATTGCTATCACACCTTCAACCCTTGGATCATTGGCAGCGGGCAGTACATCGGTGCGTCGTCCTCGTCCGGCCGCAATGCTAGCCCAGTGTCCTGCGATATAGCAAACGGGTAGCGGTCTTCCCAGATCACGACCGATATCTCATCAGGCTCCGCGCCCAGCATCTGGCAGATGTACTTGCGGTCCGTGTCGAAGAATGCATCGATGATGCCGTCTCCCAAGCTCGACAGAGGCGCGACCAGCCACGACGTGTGCGCTGTGCCGTCGTCGGTTGGTAGCTCGAACTCCTCGAAGGCGTCAAAAGGGATCATACTCCGCATCGGTCCTCGCATGTGCGACGGGGCTAGGACCGCTGCAGGCGTATGCCGGGTGGTTAGGATCGCTGCTGGTGCTCAGCTCCTTGGCACCACAGTGTTGGCAGATACGCATCCTGCCTGAGCCGGGTGCGGGGTCACCCCACCGATGCGGTATCGGCGTCGAGTTGGGGTGCGCGGCGCGGGCGTAGGTATCCTCGTTCACGCCGCAGACCTCGACCCTTTGCACTTCCACCGCTTACGCGACAGGCGCAGCGGGGAGTTGGGGTCTTTAGCCGCTCCGGGGTGGTCGCGCATCTGGCCCGCGCTGCGTGCGCAGTAGGCGTCCCCCTTCGGCGTGCCGGGGCGGACGCGAGGCCCGCCGCCCTTGGCAGGTCCAGCCTGCCCGTAGCTGACCCTCTTGCCGCTCGCCGTGATCTTGACGCGGGCCTTGCCCTTCGCTGGCTTAGCCACGTTTCACCTTCACGCGCTTCTTGGCCGTCTTCGCGCTTTCCCGAAAAGCCTTGGCCGTCGGCGCGCCAGCGTCTCCGGGCTTGCGCATCTTCTCGCCGCTGCCTGCAGCGATGCGAGCGCGCTTGCGCCGGATGTTCTCGTACAGTCCGGGCTTAGCCATACCGCACCCGCCGCTTCTTCGACGCCTCGATGGCGCGGCCCTGCTTCGCGGCCTTGGACTTTCCGCCCTCGCCAGCGTAAGACTTGCCAGACTTGCCGTACTTGTAGGCGACCTTGCCGCCCTTCTTGGTTTTCATCACAGGCATTTAACTCTCCTTGACGACGCGAAGCTGGGCAACGCGGGCGCGGCCTTCCTGCAGCTTTTCGGTCATCTCGTTTACGTTGATGTTGCGGTTCTCGTTTACGTTCTCATTCGGCAGCACCTTCGCCAGCAACGTGGCAAAGGTCCGAGGCTCGTCGTGCGCCAGCGTGTACAGATACTCGACGCCACCCGCGCGCTCGAAGGCCTCCATAATAGCAGCTTTCATGTCGCGCGTCGTCTTGTTCGGCGTGCCCTTCCTGCGGCCGCCAGTCTTCTTGCCGTCCTTAGTCGCCATCTCTAATCTCGTCTACTTCAGACTTTTCACATAGTAACCCAGCACGCCTAAACAAATCAACGAGCGTCTGCTCTTCGAGGACATAGATGCGGCGCTCTCTGTCCTGCCTCACAACAAGCAAGTCGTTGGCATCCTGCTGGTTCAAGGCATCGTACAAAAATTTGAACCCGCTCTTCTTGCGCTTGGCCTCGACCTGATACGGCCCGAGCTTTACGTCGCCAGCCATCTCCTCGCCAAACGCCTTGAACGAGCCGGACCCAAACACGCGCCGGACCTCCGCCCCCTGCGCTTGCCAGAACAGCACCGTTTCGCGTTCTAGCTCGTATCCTCTCTGCTTGTTTCTGTTCGGCATTTACAGGCTCCCTATGGGGCTTGCTGACTTTCAGCTTGCCCCTATAGGGGCAGCAAGCAAGCAAGCAAGTTTTCATCAACAATATCAACAACTTACTACAGCTTGCTGCAGCTTGCTGAGCAGCTTGCTTAAGCAAGCACTTTCCCCTTATATATCAACGGCTTAACCCTCAGCAAGCTCGCAGCTTGCTTCAGCTTGCTGAGCACTTGAACACCCATCGACCCGTCGTCCTCTTCGTCTCGTCGTGGTCCAGTTGCACCGTTCCGGCGTGCGTGTGGACAGGCTGCTGAAACATATCGTAGAGCGTGTTGTAGTGCCCCGTCTGCAACCTATCCTTGTCAGTCGGCCAGCCATCAGATCCACGCAGCGCATCGTGCACATCGCTCGCTTGGTGGTTACCGTCGCCCATCGCGTCGAGGATGTTCTCGGCCAGCAGCGACGCCAGCGTCGTATCGATGCCAGCGTGCGACAGTGCGTTCATGGCCTCGACACTGTCCGACAGGTGACACACGCCGATCTCGAACTGCTCCTCGACCAGCTCGTGTCCCTGCAGCTCGTATACGATAGGCTCCAGCGGCCTGCC